GGAGAACGAGGCAAACATTGCCGTTGAGACCATATCCTTACTGGACCAGATTGATCTGGACTGGAAGAGTGTGGCTAAACGACATTCCTTGCCTGACGGCTACCCCTGCGCGTTAGTGGCCTTTGCCGCATGCCTGCCTTTTGAAGAACATATACAGTACTTCTACAAGCAGCTCATGTTGAACGGGTTACTTGCGCGTAACGAACAAGGCCCCCCGGGGGGGATGAGCCTTGTTGGGATGTTGAAGGCTTTGAAGACGTGGGAGCAAGCGGTAAGGAACAAACGCTTCCAAACCGACAAGTTGCGCGGAATGGACGTCCACCACATAACCCTTAAGGGTTCTAAGATAGTGGACTTCTCAATATATCCCACTGAGTTAAAGGGGTCAAGAGTGGAGACAATCATCGTCTTTATTGAGGGAGATGGACGCGAGGGGCATTTCTTCTCGGCGAAGAAGATGTGGCCGGGACAGCATTACAGGATGAGGCAGCTTGCTGAGCAGAATAGGCTAATCGAGGAAGCTGCTCAAACAACATCCGACTTCCCAACACCACCTTCCGAACCGAGAGTGACAGCCACCACGCCTGACTCGACACTACTTACCCTGACAAGCCGAGAGATTGAAACGGTTACCTGGCTTGGTCTTACCCCCGATGAGCTCAACATTGTTGAGGCCAGTATCACGGACATGGACCCTGAGCCGGAAGAGGACCGTGACGGCATCACCGGTGAGATACCCCTCCTCGCCGGACAAGGCATTATGATAGAGCCGTATGAGCCATACCATCAGAATGGTAGAGTCAACACGACATCTAACGACTTGCCTTCAGACCAGCGCCTGTCATACGACGGGACAATGGTGGTCTGGTCACCTGATCCTCCGGATCCTCCTTCCCCCCCGCCTGAGGAGATCCGACCACCATCGCCACCGCCCTCTCCCATGCTGAAGTTCGTGCCGGAAAACGAGAGTATTGAGTTCATCAAGACTAACGTCACCGTGCCCCGCTTCACGCATGCTTTACGAGGTTATGCCGTCGGAGACCTTCTACCCGATGGGGCAGTCGGGCATATTGATGCCTCGTGCGAGAGCGCGTGTGGTGCTACGGAGTTACACCCCGCCGTCCAGGAGCGATACGGCTTCACCAGGCGTAGTTTTTACTACGTGAGTGCGAATGCTGGGGTCAACCCCCTAGATGCCAAGTATCTGACGAACGGTCAGTATAATCCTGACTGGCTGACGTCCATGGTCTTTGGCGACACGTCGTACATCCTGGTGTATGCTGGTTTCTTCAGCGATTGTCAGTTTTACAGACTGGAGGAAGCGGCCACGCTTGTCCCGAAGAGTACGAGATTCGTTTCTCGACTCCTGAGTGGACTGTGTGCTCCGGTTGCTGGGACCCTCTTGTTCAAGGGTGCCTCAGTGCTGAAGAGGCGAGGGGTGCCGGAAAGCGTGGGAACTGTGGCTGGGCCACTTGTTGCGATCGCAGGATTGGCCCACGCCGCCTTTCCAGACGCCATTCCCACTCTAAAGGAGAAGCTAGTCGGTAAGTTACGAGAGCACGGTTACATTTCAGAGCCAACTGCGAGATGTTACCATGCACAGAAAGAACTGCCGCCTGCAGACCTCTCCGCCTTCGACGGACACAGACGGGCTGAATGGACCGTTGTGCGCCAGTATGTTCGGGATGACTTGGTTCCCGCTTTCCACTCGTTGCAAGTGCGAAACGGAGATCACGATCTCGACCCCGAGAAGGCACTGGAAGGACTGCAGACCCTTAAGCATGGTCTGGAGACAAAACGGGGAACACGAGGGTATAAGGTGTTCGGAACACCTGGGCCCAAGCATTGCAAGTCGTGCGGCAAGCCCCCCCCGCCCGCCGGGGTAAAGTATAAATGGAAACACCGCGTGTGCAAGGACTGCGAAAAGACCTTGAATGTCAGCGGTGCCATAACCCCGATGGGCCGAGATATCCAGGCAAATTGTGCGGTCGCTGACGGGCCGCCGGGTCGAGTGCACATGTACTCATCGACCCTGCCCCCGAAGAAGAAGAAGTGGGAACAGGTAGAGGTGCCGCCCGGTGCGATCACCATTCGCACGTCCGATGCCCCTTGGATGGCCGGAGTCAGAACTATGGCCAAGGTCCTTGAGGTGACAAAGGAGGACATTTTCAAGATTGACACTAGTCTTGAGAAGCGGAAGCAAGAATGTGTTCTTGCTGGCATCGCGATATCTGGGTGTTATCCGATGGTCACGCGGAAAGGCCTTTATTCCAGGATGCAAGCGCTACTTGGAAGGGCCTTCCTGAAGAAGCCCGAGAGTTGCCCAATGGCGTGGAAGAAGATGGAGGATTTGAAACACCTCATTCTACCGATGGGCGCTCTCGACGGGCCTCAGATGGATGTCGAGGACTGGATTGCATCCATGCCTGGGAGGAGGAAACGCGCCCTGAAGCGAGCTTACAAGCAGTTCTTAGAGGACGGACTGATTGTAGAGAAGGACCTGACTTTTTCTGCCTTTGTGAAGCAGGAACTCCTCGCGGCCTTCGAGGAGTATGAAGGGCCAATCTCTAAAGAGCTCGATGAGACCATAGCCAGGATGATCATGGCACCGCAAGACAAGGCCCACATTATTGCCGGACCCGTGATCAAGCCAAAGCTCATGAGGTTAAAGGACCACTGGCACCACGACAACTGGCTATTCTACGGAGCCACAACTCCGAAGAAGTTACAGAGCTGGTTAGACAAGACCGTCGGAATCTGTGTAGACGGGGAGGTATTTGCCTTCTGGTGTGACTTCTCGATGTTCGACTGTACACACAACGCGTACAGTATGCAACTTATTGAGAGTTACTACTCGGAGATGGAGACTAATCCCCTCTTCAAGATGATCATCGACGCTTGGCGTGTGCCCGCTGGAACGATGGGAGAACTGAAGTTCAGGCTGCACCAGATAATGCTTGCTTCAGGGAGAGACGACACGGCTCTCATGAACGCTCTGTACTGCGGATTTGCCATGGGGTTAGCCGTAGCGGCAGCAGTGAGAAACAAGCCGTTAGAGGATCTCGATTCCGAGGACATTCTGTTTGCCACGGCTTATGTTCGCATAAGTATATGTGGTGACGATACCCTCGGGTTCCTCCCGAAGAACCTCTGGTCCAGGCGGGCACAGATCATGACAAGCATTCAACTCAACTTGTCAAGATTTGGGCTCGTCTCGAAGCTAGACTGCTCAAACTATTTGGGCAGTGCGGTTTACTTGGGCATGCGTCCCTACAACGTACCGACCCCTTTCGGACGGCAGTGGTTGTGGGGTCGTACTATTGGTCGAGCAGCCTATAAGATGGGCTGGATGCTCGACCTGTCCAAGGGTGATGCGGCCGCCTGGGCCTTCGGGGTGGCCGACTCCATTGTGCGAACGCAGCCATATGTGCCGCTGCTGTCCGATCTTGCCAGGAAAGTGGTCGAGTTGAGTCAGGGTTACAAGCGCACCCCTGTCTTAGCGGACCCCAACAAACCCTGGACGCATTGGACTCCGCACGAGAACCTGGGCCAGTTGACCTACGACGACCAGACACTTCACTGTCTCGTGTTGTCATACGAAACACCCACCCACTACGGGGCTTCACAGCCGGTTTCCCCCACAATACACGATCTTCATCGTAGTGTGGGAAACATTAAGAAAATTGACCGTCTTCCATACAACTTGGAGGATTACGCGTTGCAGTGCTACTGCAACCGTGACGACAAGTAGACGACGGTCGGGAGATAACCTTTTTGATTGCTGTTTTGTTGCCAGTCAGAGCCAAAGAACGAACTGCTTGAGTAATGTCACACACGGGCCTTAAATCATTGGACCAGTTAGCTCAAACTATCTGCCTCCCAAATGAGCGTGCTCCAGTGCGTTTACCCACGTACCCCTCTATCGACAAGACTGCCCTGTTCCGATACCGGTACCAGAACACAGAGAGTTTGAAGGACGATAAATTAGTCCCACCCGGAGACCTGGACACTTTAAACATTCCCGGACGCAAACGATTCATCCTAAGCCGCGACCCATCCGCCCCTTTGTTGTTAGATTCTGTGCATCTTCTACAACACACTTGGGGCCTACATCCCGCTGCCTTTGATGGGACCATTTTCGTTCGAGGAGAAGTCGTCTATCTGGCGGACACAACCTCCGGCCCGAACACAGTCCACTCTATTGACTTCGACAAGTGTTACCCCATCGATTATTACAAAACTCTTCCAGCAGGAAGACTCGATGGAAAAGACTGGTTCATGGTTCCACGGGTATTGGATTCACGGGGTAAATCGCAACCTTTCTTGGATGTTCTCTGTGTTGGGTTGGTCTCCGTGGATGGGCCTTGGCCTTTTGAGGCCAACCCACTTGGCAAGGGATTGATTAGGACATATCACAGCGACTCTCCAGTTAGTTCCATCAACGCTTCCAATGGTGAGTTGTGTTTGGATTACACAATTACCATCGAAGTGATGACTGGTGACGGATCCGTTCAGGAGCTTGTCTTGTCATACGATTGGTCGAATTTGGATTACACTGGAGCAATCCCACTACACCCGGAAGTGTCACTGGTGCGAATTAAAACGCTGACATATCGTGGGCTTGTCCAATATGTGAACAATAATCTGCCGGGGGCAAATGTGATTTTCAAAGGGTGTTATCCGGTGCTAGGACTAGCCAGGTCCGGAGCACACATACCTGAAAGCAGCCCCCCGACCACGTTTCGTTGTTTATCATTGCCTCCAACTTCGATTAACCCGGAGTATTACAATTCTGTCGCGCCATTTCAATCTACGCGACTCAATTCATCGGCCTTGCTATTAACAAACGTGTCGAAGGTGTTAAACAAGGAAGGAACAGTTCAATCTTCCAGACTACTGTTCAATCCCAATGCGGGGCAAACCATCCATGACGCTGATGTTGTGAGCGTCTCCACCTCAAATCCCGACACACGTTACTTCGGGGCACTTGAGAAGGGGGCTTACACCTTCACCGCGCCGGACCAGGAAAGCCTAAAGTTTGTCACTCCGTACGTGACGGTGGACGTGAATGACTCCGGCACGGGCGAAGGGAATATTGCCTCTTTGATACTAGTGTCAACAAAGCCTGTTGTGAGGCCAGTACTGGATCTGGGGGCCAAATATTACAATTGTATTATTTGCACCGACTTAGACAGCACTGATGACACACAACTGGCCCTGACACTAGACACACATTGGGAGTTTCGAACTATCTCCACGTTATACACCCTGGATTATTCGCGCATACCGATGGAAGTCTACCATGCTGCAATGCTAGCTGTTGTGAAGGCCGGGTTCTTTTATGAGAACAACAACCACGCCGCGATTCTTAGAATGCTATCCGCTGGCGTAAGGTTTGCCGCCCCATTGATAGCAGGGTACGCAGCTCGCATACCTGCTGGATTCCTTCAGGCGCAGGCAACCTCAGCACTGGCAAAGGGGGCCGTTAATTTGGCCCTGCACGGTGCCAAGAAGGCACACGCAGCGTACAAGACGCACCAGCACAACAAACAGAAGCAGAAACCAAAGAACAAGGAGCGTGGTAACATGCGCCAGAAGGGGTTGCGCTAACCCCCCGTTGCCACTGCACCTTTCCCTCCATCATTGATTTCTGACAAAGAAAACTGATGAGAGGATGGCATCCTTGAAAGCACTCAGAAAGGTGACATCCGGTTCGAGATGTATAAAAACGACCACACGCTGCAGCAGTAGGT